GAGCCAAAAATACCTCTTGGATCGGAGAATCCAAATGAATATCTCTCTCTTGCTTTAAATCTTACATTACCAGTATCAAAATCTCCTTCGATAGCTGTCTTGATTGGTGCTCTAACAAACTGTTTTAGTCCATTAGGTGCATCAGTCATAATGAAGAAAGCATCAGTGTCAGTTAAGAAATGATTTATTCTATAACCTTGTGGGATCATACCCATAGAAGCCATAGCATTAATATCATTGTCTGCTGTGCCGACTCTTTGTGGAGTTTTTAAAATTCTCTCAGCTGTAAACTGTAATTCTTTTGGAATTATAAGTTTTACACCTTGTGTAGAAATTTTTAATCCTCTTTCATCAACAAAAGAAGCAATGTCAATTAAAGATTGCTCTAATGATGTTTCTGATAAATCAGCAGCTGTTGCTAATTCGTTTGCAAAAGTTCCACCACTTAATATTGGGTGAACAGCAGAACATAGTTCTACTCCATCACCACCAGTAAAGGATGGGTTAAATGCGTTATTAAGAACATTTGCAGCTTTAACTTGCTTAGTATTTGCCATACTTCTTGCCAAAGCTCTAGTGTATCTACCAGCCAATCTGTCGTACAAATTATCTTCTATTGCTTCTTCGGTAATCGCAAAAGCCATAGCAATGGTCTCATGTGTATACCTTGCAGTAAAAGATTCATTCGCATCGTCAAATTGAACAGCTCCACCCTCTGCTTTCACAGGAGCAGATCCAAAACCACTTAACATTACTTCTTCTTCAAAAGCTCTGTCAGAAGTTTCTGATACAAATATTTCTGCATGTTCATTTTCATACCTGTTATATTCCAAACCGAAAAGTGCGTTCAAGCCTGGTTCTAACTCTTTAACTAATTGTGTTCTAGATATTGCCATAAATTAATCTCCTATATACCAGTTGACAGCGAAGTTGTTTCAGAATCGAATCTTGACGCATTCGCATTAAAGTGAGCATTAATTCTGACAATAAATGGAATACCAGCAGCAGTAAAGTCAGAGTTGTCAGGATCATCTTGAATCCCAACTATTCTTAAACCTAAAGTTGCTGTGGTAGCTATTCCACTTGTATCTAAAACAGCAGTTGATATACCAGTAGTGTTATTACCAGCATTACCATTTGCCATAGGAGCATTAGAAAATATACCTGCTCTTATTTCTGCCTCAGTATCAAAACTACTTCCACCAGCATCGCCAGCGATAACAAATAGTTGATTAGGATCGTCATAAACGAATG